AACGACAGAATACTCAAGATTTTTTAAAATATCTGAAATTTCCTTTTCACTTTGAGTGTCCAAATTTGCAACTGGTTCATCCATAAGAAGTAATTTGACATTAGTTGACAGCAGAGCTCTTGCCAACCCTATTTTCTGTATCTGTCCTGCAGAAAGATTTATATCTTTTCTCCCTTTAATTTCTGTTTCCAGTCCATCTGAGAGATTATCTGATATATCTTTTAGACCGGTTAATTCCAATATCCTATTAAAATGATTTTCATCAATTTTTCTTCCCAATGTCAGATTGTCTTTTAATGAAAGCGAAAATAATTCTGTTTGCTGAGGAACATATGTTATATTTTCCCTATTTCCCGTTACATCTTCATTATCAATTTTAAATATTCCTGACACAGGCTCATATAAACCACTTAAAATCTTTATTAAAGTACTTTTTCCACAACCACTTTTCCCTGTAACAAGTATTTTCTCCTTATCCTCTAAGTTTATTTCAAAATTCATTTTATCTAATATATCGGAGCTGTTTTCATCATATCTGAATACTATATCTTCCAGCTTCAGAATATTTTCTAATGATTTTTCATGAATATTCTCTTTTTCTTCGTTTTCTTTCATTAATTTTAGTATATGGTTTATTACATTTAGTTTATAAATATTATAATAATATGGATCTATAAAATCATATATAGTAATTGGAATGAGAGTTGTTTCCTTAGTATTAAAGATATTGCCTTTTAGAATATCATCCCATGTGAAATCTAGGGATGTTTTTGGTTCGACTGCTTCCAATTTAGATGCATCAATTTTAGGTGTATCTGTTTTAGTTACATCTACAACTAATTCGTTATCAAGATATTTAATAATCGCATCAAGATTTTCAATATCTTCTTTATAATAAGTAAAATAGTCATCTTCAGTCTCAATGCATAAGTCGCCATCAGCCGCACTATAAGATTTGATTTCGGATAATCTAATTCTTTCTGTTCCTAATTTTACAAACTTCTCCATTTTATTTCTCCCTTATTTTAAATAACTTTAGTTAAACATAAATAAAATATTAAACCTAGAATCACAAATGCTTCGATAATAACTGCCCACATTAAATAATCGGCAATCTTATCTTGAGATTTTGTCTTATCTATGAATGTAGATAGTTGCACATACTCATTTTCTAATTTATTATTAATCAAAACAGACCATTTACTTAAACTATTAACCCTATTATTGACTTCATAAATTCTTTCATTTAAATTATTTAATTCCTTTTCAGCAGATTCTTTTAATGCTAAAAGGTTACTAGCAGTTTTATATGAAGCTTCTCTAATTAATTCAATAGCCGCATCACTTTTATCAATTGAGTCTTTAAGATCTTTAATATTAATACCGATAGATTCTGATAAATCCTTTAATTCACTAAAAGTAGTATTCTGTAATTTTTCCATTTAAATCCTCCTATTTGGTAGTAAGTAAATATGTGCATACGATAGCAATAATAGACATTCCAATCATGCCTTCTAATACAAGCATATTATATGCATGCTTAAAATACTTTTCCATTTGCATCATTTCACATTCTTTATCCATTACTTGCTGTTTTAATCGCGCTACTTCGACATTTAGATCTTTAATTATTTCTTCTCTAACATCGATAAGTTCAATTGTTCCATTTTTTGAATCTTCTTTCATATTAACCTCCTAATAAAATTAAATTACGTATTTCATATCTATAATATATACCTAAAAAGAAAATCACTAAGAGACTTAATCCCTTAGTAAAACCTATTTAAATTATTGTCTAAAACATGTTAGTAAATTAATCTATACTGTTGCAGGAGAAACTGATTATGTTTATTAAAGATATGACTACCGCTGTAAATGAAACATACTTTGGTAAGTCTAAAGAATTAGAAATTATTGAAAAATCGTTTGATAAAGCTATACAGTCTAAAGATAAAATAGATGCCTCATCGTTAGGTATTGTAGCAAAACAACTACAAAAGAAATTTGGATTTGATAATGTATCAATTGGTATTGATAAAACTCCAGGTCTAAATGCATATACCTATATTGATATTGCAGATATTAAGAAAATGAAAATCAAAACCTCTGAAGGATATAAGGCACTACCTGGAAATACTTGTAGTATTCTCGTAGTATTTTCTCCAGCAATGTTAAGTGGTGTCCTATCTGGTAAAGAATTGACTGCTATTACGCTTCATGAAATTGGTCACCAATTTGCATCTAAGAGAATTTTAAATAGTAGCTCATTAAGATATATGGCTAGCTATATTAGAGGACTTTCTGAGTTAGATAAAATTATTAGAATCGCATCTCAAGAAACAAATTCTATTGCAGATATGTTTATGATGATTCGTAGAGTAATATCTAAACTTACAGAAGATGCAGTATTTGCAATTAAATATGTAATTAATACATTGATTCTGCTTAAAGATATTCTTAAAACTCCAACTTTAAAAGATACATATAATCTTATTGGGGATAGTACTAAATCCAATAGAATAATGAACTATATTAAGAATTTTGATAAAGTTAAAAAACCTATAAAAGTTCATGATTTAGAAGAAGAAATGGCTGATAGCTTCGCTACCATCTATGGGTATGGTCCAGAATTAGCTTCTGCTTTAACTAAGATTGAAGCGTCTGATATCGATGAAGAATTCGACCCATATGATAACTCTTTCTATAATTTATATATTTATATTCCAATCTATACTTTATTATCTTATATTTGTACATCTGACTCTGGTATTGCTATTCAAACTAGCCGACGAGTGTATGCACAACTTCTCACATTGAGAAAAGAAATGAATGATATCAATACTGATGCTAAAACTAAGAAACGTATTCTAGCAGATATCGATGAACTAGAAAAAGTATATGGTAAATATATTGATGAACGTATTGAAGCTGCAGAAAGAAATAAAGTTAAATCTGCAACTGATAGATATAATGAAGAATTCTGGAATAGAGTTTTAACTAATAAGAGAGATAATGAATTATTCTCTTATAATAAACTCGGTGAATTACTTAAATAAAATAAACCCCCAAGGTAGTTCAACTACCTTGGGGATCATTTTTTGTATAGCATCCGAATTGAGAGAACTGTAGAGTAATTAATATTTTCACAAAGGAGAATTTGTGTATAAAAATAGTTTGCTACTGCTATACAAAACTTCAAACTACCTATGTGTTAGTATTTTAATAATTTATTATTAAAAATTACATCAAATCTACTACTTTACTAAATCGTTTATATTTCTTTTTCAAGAAACCTATCTTTCTATACATGTGATTATTACGTAAATAATACATAATTAATTCCAAATCACTAGGAATATAATTATCTACATTAATATCATAAATAACGGATTCAATATCCTCTGAGTATATAGTTGAAAGTTTTATATTCCACCCATTATCATTCTTAAATATGCTTATACATTTAGTATTCTTATCGTATACTTTACCTATGTATAAGTAATTTATAAGTCTTTTAGCGATTGGATCTGGTAATAATGATAAACGGAATTCGCCATTATCTTTTATTACTGAGTATTTAAGTCTATCTAATACCCATTTCTCTTCTTTTGTTGTAGGGATTAATTTTAGTATATCTTTAGAGCCTACTAATTCTTTCTTCAGTATCATAGCAAATCTCCAATAAACAAAAAAAATAAAACACCCCATAGGAATTTATCCTATGGGGTATTATTTCTTAGTCTACATTTCTAATTAGTAAAGATTTTACAACTACATCTCTACCATCAATACATTTAGTACCAGCTGAGATAGAACTTCCAACAGGAACTTCGGATACATTAACTTCCTTAACTCCTTTTTCATTTACTAACTTAATGGTATCATTATTATTCACGATATGAATATTAACAATATTATCAGTCTTAGCTAGTTTAACTACAGAACTACCAGCTTTAGCTCTTTGACTTGTAGGTAATGCTGCAATACTGAATTTATTCAAATAACCATTTCTAGTTACTACGATAACATCAGTTACATCTTTACCTGCAACTAAACACATACCATCTACATATTCAACTGTCTTACTACCAATGGATCTTACACCCCTAGCAGAACGTCGAACTAATGGAATATCTTTAGCAGAGAATCTTAAAGCTTTCTTATCAGAGAAGACAACTACATCTAAAGCATCTCCACCAACAACTATATTCTTAACAAAGTCATTTGGATCGAGCTTAGTATAGAATATACCGCTTGCAGTTAATGAAGTGAAATCATCCAATTCCATCTTCTTAATAAAGCCATTATGAGTTAATACCATAATATACATAGCTTGTTTAGAATCTGCAATTTGTTTGATTGCTTCTTCTTGATAGATAGCGATTACATTAGCTGTAATCTTTTTATTCAAGAATCTGATATCAGTACCAGCATTAGATTTATCTGACAATGGAATCTTATGAACTGGATAAGAATAACACTTACCACCAGCATCGAATAGAATTACATTATCAGTATTCTTAATCTTGATAACCAATTTAGGATTATCACCCTTAACCGCTTTGATAGGATCGTTCAATCCTACCTTTCTAACAAAGTTAGATTCAGTAATGATAACCTTAAATTCACCTTCTGGAATATCAGAAGCTTCAGCTTGACTAATTACTCGAGTATTACGTTTCTTACCATACTTAAGTTTGTATTCTTTAAGCTCTTGCTTAATTTCTTCATTAAGCTCATGCTCATTACGAATCTTATTAATATATAAGTCACGCATTTGCTCAAGATTCTTAGCTCGTTCAATATATCTAGCTAAGTTGTGCTTAGATAAATATTTCAATGGAGCATTAATAATAGTCTTAGCTTGAAGATCAGTAATCTTGAATTTCTTAACCATATCATTTATCAACTCTTCATCATTGCCAGTTGATTTCTTGATGCGGTTAATGATTGTATCAATTTCCCCACTAGACATAACTCTGATATATGCATCATATTGATGATAATCAGTCATTGTCTTTTGTAGAAGATTATAATACAATCTAAGCTTTGTTACTTTACGGAAATCAATGAATCGTAATATATATTCTTTATATCCCATATGAACAATTCTTCGTTCACATACGACTTCAAGATTTACACGACAAGATCTTTCCATTGGAGTATATTTAAAGATTGTATCTTTAACAAACTTAGGATCTGCCCCAGGTTTCAATACAATAATGCATTCCAATTTATGATCACCATCAGAATTTTCATAAATATTGTGAATTTGAGTGAGAATATTCTTCTCCATCAATTCTTCAATCTTCTCAGTTACAGTATTTAGATATACTAAATCTGGAAGACTATGAATAAACAAAGCTTGTTTACCTTGGAATTCGCCGATATCGATTCGACCACGAACTTTGTAATTACCAAATCCAGAATTGGAGATAGCTGCAAAGTCAGTATCAATAATATCGCATTCCATTGGAGAATCAGGAATCAATACTACTTTAGCATTTGGATTATCAATAAGCTTAATTGTAGCATCAATAACTTCATTGATATTATGCTTAGGAATTTCTACTTTGAAACCTACACTAATACCAAATGAACCATTAATCAAAAGCATTGGCAAATTAGGAGCTAAGTATTCTGGTACTTTAAGAGTCCCACTATAGTTATCTTCCCAATCTACTACTTGATTAGATTCTTTTAAATCGCCGATAACGGCATCAATTGTAAACTTAGCAAGTTTGGCTTCAGTGTAACGCATCGCAGACGGGTTATCACCTTGGAAATTACCGAAGTTACCTTGCTTATCAATCAAAGGAATATTATTTTCAAACCAGTTGGTCATAGGTTTCATAGAACCATAGATGGATGTATCACCATGAGGATGATACTTATCCATTACAGTACCTACAATTGAAGAAGACTTAACGGTCTTAGTACCTTTGATATCATTATACATCGCATAAATGATTTTGCGTTGAACAGATTTAAATCCATCTCGGAAGTCTGGTACAACGCGATATAATGCAGAATATACTGAGTATAATCTCATATCATCAGTATATTGCTCTAACATATTTACGTCTATTTCTCTACCCACAGTGGTATCCTCCTTACTTACTTAGTTGTTGACGTATCAGTGAAATTTTAGTTCCCACTTATACCTGCATCAAGAGGAATAAAAGGCTATATAGCAGAACTATATAGCCTTGGGTAAATTAACGACTTTTTTCAATGATAATACGATTGATCTTAGTAATATTCATTTGAGCATTATAAGAAGTCAAAACGTATGCAATCTTATCTTCAAGATCTTCAATTACATTTTTGAAAGTTTCATAGATATCAACTGTAACTGTATTAGTTTCTTTATTATATTCAATAAAGTTGCCTACGATTACATTGCCTTTGGATTCTGGATCGTTATTAACATCACTACGAAGAGCGAAGATATTAACATTGATAAGTTTTAGAACTTCACTTCCCAAAACATCAATCATCTTTTCCTTAGTAGCTTCATCAATTTTAGGATTGAATTTTACTGGTACTTCGATACGTACATTGTTGAATTTTGGTTTGTTTGTTCTGCGTTGGTTTCTCATGATTTACCTCTTTTTAAATATTAAATAGTTGTGGAGCCGATTCCACCATTACGTACTTTCTTTGGATACTCAGCATCATTATCTGTTGTTAAGTATTTCAAGAAAATACCTTGAGCGAAATGTTTACCGGCTTCTATAGTTAATACCTTATCGGAATTATTTTTAACCCCAATAATGATATTACCATCGTTATCTTCATTGTCTACATAGTCAGCATCAATAACTCCGATAGTAGATTTAATCTGCATATCGTAGTTATATCCGAAAGAGCTACGTGGTGCAATGAATAATACTTCATCTGGATTCATATATGCTTTAAAGTAAGTTGGAATGATTGCAGATTCCCCTGGGCCAATTACATAAGTCTTTGGTGCAAAGAAATCATAACCAGCAGAATGATCAGTGCTTCGATGAGGAAATACGAAAGTTAGATCTTCACTAAAATCAATAAACTTATCTTTCACCATTTCAAACTTTCTCATTCTTTTTCCTTTCTTGGAGCAATAAGTGAAGACAACACAAAGGTTGCTCTATAATCAGTACCAAATGAATTATAAATTTTAGCAAGTTCTAAGCAATTAACTTTAGAATTTGCTTTATATAAGAAATATCTATACATATTTCCATCAAATTGCCAGAATAGAATTGGAATCTTTTGAGTATAAACTACATCAGGTAAGAATAGGCGATGGTCCGCATTCAGAGCAATCACTTCTTCACCATTTAGAATAGATTTATATCCAAAGTTTTCAATAGCAAATATATTTTGTTGCTTTAAGAAGTCTATAGTAATCAATCCAGTATTAATTAAAGGATCTAAGTTATTACTTTCATAGATTTCATTCCATACAATATCCGATGGATCAGAATAAACTGATAATATATACAGATAGAGGCAAATGCATGCCATACTTGGATTAGGATACGATTGCTTTTCTGCTATCAAATCTACTCCAAGATTATAATCTCTTTTTAAGATCTTATAATGTAGAATGAATGATGTAGCTCTTCCCTTTTCATAGTACGTTTCTATTTCAGGAAACATCTGCATCAAGTCTTCTGTATTTTCGTGACCATCAATCCAAATAACTTTCTTACTACGTTGAATAATGGTACGAACTCGTTCAATAGATTTAGGATCATTAGCAAAGAATCCGATACCGAGAATCACTACTGTTTCTTTAGTATCTAGAATCTTTAGAATGTCAGTTCTAGAGTAGCGATATGGTACCAACTTTACATTGGTACCATCATCCCACGCTAGATGTTTACGATTATTATAAATAATATTGGCCGCAAACATGCAGTCATGATTATCTTGGTAATAAATAATCATTGTTCTTACCTACTTCTTCTCTCTCAAAAATAGTTAGAATACATATTGTGTTACATCTACATCCTTCATGAGCTGAAGTTTGTCATCCTCAATATCTTTCATCTTATCAAGTTCATATTTAATATCTTCTAAAGTATATCGAATTAAAACTCGATTACCTTTATCACTAGGGTCAAGTGTAGAATTGAATAGTTGATCACCATTCATTTCACCAAGACCTTTATAACGTGTTACAGATGGTGGACTAACTTTGTTAAATTCTTCCATCAATCCATATAAAGATACTACATTACCATCTACTAGGAATTCATTAGGAGATTTAGCAATATATCCTAAGACATACTTACAAGCATCGATCAATGTTTCACTAAAGTAGATTGTTTGGTATTTAGAATCAACTAAACCTTCGATACCAGTCTTTGTTACTTTTAAGAATGGATATTGAGATTCAATTATCTTCTTAAATTCTTTTGAATCGAATGCTACTTTGTTACTATAAAGAACTAAGATCTTTTCTAGCAACTTAACGTCGATTGCAAAAGAGTTAGCAACTGCATCAATGTCTCTAATATAGTTAGTATTACGATCAAGCAATTTAATTACATCAGATTCAGTTAATTTAGTTTTATTAGCTAGTTCCAACTTATGAATCTTGAAAAATTCTTTTTGGAGATATTTATTATACTCAGTTCTATCTGTAAAGTACTTGATCTTACCATTGATCTTAGCACCATATAAAGGTGGAACTGTAGCATACAATCTACCAGCAGTAATTAATGGTTGCATGTATAATAAGAAGAACTTCAATAGAAGACTTCTGATATGTGCACCATCTGGATCGGCATCTGTAGCGATTATGATCTTTTCCCATTTACATTTTTCAATGTTAAATGAACGACCAAACCCTGCACCGATAATGGCAGTAATTGCCGCAACTTCTTCATTAGCTGCAACCTTTTCTCTTGTTGCCGCCATAGCATTAACAATCTTACCACGAATAGGGAATAGACCTTGACGGGTATTATCACGATTGTTTTTAGCTGGACCTACGGCGGAATCACCTTCCATGATGAATAGTTCAAGATTCTTCTTACCAGTAGGCTTAATAAATTTCTTAGGCAAACCAGTGATAGTAGAAACTTGTTTTGCTTTTACTTTAACACGTTCATTTTCAGATCGTGTTCTGATTTCTGCAATTTCTTTAAAATACTTACAAATCTTTTGGAGATCATTATTATTACGCTTAGCCCAATCTTCTAGACTAGCAATAGTAAGATCTCTTACAAAAGGCACCAAGTCGGCATTCGAAATTATCTCTTTAGACTGACCAGTAAACTCTGGGGTCATATGAGAACAAGTAACGATTGCCTTAAGGCCAACTCGAACATCGCTGTTTGTAATATTTAACTTGCTCTTTTCGGGCAAGTAGAATTTGTTCATATATTCTCTAAAGAATTTAGACATACCGGAAAGGAAGCCTTCTACATGAGTGCCATCTCGTGTAGGGCAGAAGTTCCCGTATGACTTAATGATTTCATTATCATTATCAGAATCGAATGTAAAAGCAATCTCTGCTTTCATCATTTTATCATTACGTAATGCACCAAATCTAATTGGAGCGATGATTGGTTTCTTCATAATAGAAATTAGACCATCCATTAATCCATCTTTATTGATGATTACATCTTTGACTACTCCACCATCACGTTTTTTACCGATGAAGTTAATCTTAGCCCCTTGTTTAAGTAATGGCGTTAATGCACTGATCAGATGTAATACATCTTCACAAGTTACAGTAGTTTCTCCCATTACATCTACAATTGGACTGAAAGTTATCTGTGTTCCTTGGCGTCCCTTTTCATCAGGAAGCTTGGTTACTTTAGCAGTTTTTGGGTCACCCCAATGGAATTCAACTCGTTTACCTTTACCTAAGATATAGGAGTCAACGATAAAGAATTCTGCACAAGCATTTGTTACTTTAGCACCTACGCCATGTCGACCAGACGAGAATTCACCTGGTTTCTTATTATAGTTAGATGAAGTATGTTGTGAACTGAATACACGAATTAGAGAATCATGAGGAATACCACGGCCATTATCTTTAACCATGAATTCTTGATTCTCTTCACTAAATGCTGTCCATATTTCATCACATGGACTATCATCTTTCATAAGCTCATCAGCTGAGTTCTGAAAGATTTCTCGAATCATATTAATAAAGCCTTTATTGCCTGTATACCCAAGATATTGAGTTACAGTTTTTCGTACAGCTTCAGCGAAGTCCTCAATAGTCGTAATTTGGGACTCATAGGATTTGATTTTTTCAATTTGTTCTTTAGATAGTGACATAAGGACCCTCCTACTTAGCTGTTATAATTTTCATTAAAAAATACAAAAGATAATGCCCATAGACTCTCAATAAGTCTATGGGCGAGAATATCTTTTATATATTTAATCTTGCATTATACTACTAAGATTAAAGTGTCACTGTTGTATCAGTTGTTGTAGTTTCAGCTTGAGCTACAGGTTGTGCTGGAGCTTGAGGAGCTGGAGCTACTGGTTGTTGAGCAACAGGTGGTTGTTGCATAGCCATTGGAGCAGTCATATTACCTGCAAAGCCAGCAGCGAATGGGTTAGCACCATTAGGATATGGAGCTACTGGTTGTGTATATCCTGCAAACATTTGTGGTTGTTGTACCATTGGTTGTTGTGGCATTGGAGCCGCTTGAACCATTTGTGCTTGTTGAGCTGCCATGTTAGGATCATAGAAACCTTGTGGAGCTACAGGCACAGTTTGATTATAAACACCATAACGAGCACCGTATTGACCGTTAAAGATGTCTTGGTAGGCATCAAAGCCATAACGGTTGAATGCTGGGTTAGGGTTTGGAGTTACGAATTGGCTGTTAGAAACTTGTTTAGTAACTTCTGTGAAGTTTTCTTTAGCCATTTCGTATAGATCTGGACATTTATCCAATAATGCTAGCATCATCATATATTCAGAATAGAAGTCTGGAGTGAAGTTGATAGCATATGTTTTCATTTGATTCAAAACATTTTTAATTGCATTAACTGCACTTTGAACTTCGTCTCGACTAAGCATAGTCAAATCGAATTCAGTGCCACATTGTTTACAACGAACAACATTTCCTGCTACTTTTTCAAGCAAGATTTGTGTCTTGTTTTTGTGCGGACATTTAGCACGTGCCATTTCTTCACCAGTCAAATTCATATTGAATTCGCGTTTTTCTGGTTTAAGAGCTTTTAAATCTTCCGCAGTCATTGGGTCTGTAACAGTCACATCACGGAACATGTTTTGCGCTGGCACTACAGGACCAACTGGCGCTCCGAATGGTTGCGCGAATTGACCGTAAACCGGTGCTCCGAATTGTGGTTGTTGCATAAATTGTTGATTGTACATGATATGTACCTCCTTAAAAAATGTCTTATAAGAGATTTTTTGTATATATTATGCGGCTATATACACACCAATAATATACAATTACAGAAATGTTTTGGGCATGATATTTTACTATCATGCCCAATTTATTTCTAGTAATTATCTGTTTCTAATTTGGTCAACTGTTACATGACCTTCAGCTTTTGCTCTATCTTCTTGAAGTTTATGAACACGAGCTGCTTCAGTAGCACGTTCTTCGTGCTCGTGTTTAATTTCTTCAAGTACCGCTTTAGGAGTAGTATTAAGGAAGCTATTAATATCTGGATTTGCAAATGCATTAATAAGGTTCTCAATTTGCACATCAGTATAATTAAGCTTCTTAGCGATAGGTTTAATACTTCTACCTGTAGAATAAGCAATAATATATTGGATCATTTCATAGTCTGCAATAACAGTTTTAAGCTTTACACCTGGGTGATTAACTTGGTCTTCATTGGATTTGATTGCAATAACCACGTTATCGTCATCATTCCACTTAACAAACATTTCAATTTCATCAATAATGATACCATTATCACAATATAATCTTAGACCTATATTTTTTTCGGCCCCTCTTAAAAGATCACGATATTTTTTTACTTGTGTAGCATCCATCTATATGTCTCCTTTTGCAATAATTTTTTACGCATTTAATGAGATTATCATTTGCATTTAATACTGTTATTGCAATGTTGGATTCAGTAAAGATTACCACATAGTTGCTAAAATATATAGAATAAGTTCCTTCTTGATCTTTACAATAATTATATAATAACTTATATAACTTCTCAGACTTAGGGATATCCTTTATAGATATCCCTCGTTCTTTAACTTTCTTTAAGAAAGCTTCTTGACTTTTCTGAGATTTACGCAGACCTACCCTTTCTTGTAATCTGTCTGCACAGTGAAAACTAATATCATAGTCTACGTTGGGCATATGGGTCTCGTGCACTCATATTCAACTTCTTACTATAAATATAAGATTCAGCAGCATGAATACTTTCAGGGTTAAAGATACCAGAGAGTAAGAAGCTTTTGAATTCAACTAATGCATTTGCTAGGGTAGTATAGATTTGTGCATTAGAAGAATGATATACGAAGAAACGCTGATGTTCACTTGTATAATTATCTGGAGTTAGACCTTGAGCAGACTGTTCTGCACAGATACCATAGAAGTGAATTGCATTTGCTACGAATGTATGATAGTTAGACTTAGCTGTTGCTACAGAAATTAGACTATCAAGTAATTGATTAGATTTGAAGTATTCTTCATAATCAGGTACATTGATATTTGCATTTGCTAAGTCACGTAAAATGCGTTCAGAAAGATTCTTAATTTCTACATAGAATCTATCACCATATTTAGATAAGAAGTCTGCACCTTTAGACTTGATTTCACGATCAAGTGCATTAGGACGAGCCTTACCATTTTTATGGACGTTAAGATTATAGTTCTTTTTAGATAACCGAGCGGCTTGATTAGTACTAATCTTAGTCATCTCAGTGAATCGTTCTTCAAAGCCTTTTCTATAATAATGCTCTTCCTTAGTAGAAGGATGAGTTGGCCATCTAGGAACTTGAACTGGTTGATTAGTTTGGGATAAATTAGCTAACCATTTTTCGCAATCTAATTTACCTTGCTCAAAAGCATTAGAAACGCTTGTAATATCATTAGACATCATAACTTTCGTCTCCTTCTTCAATTCTATCAATATCTCTCAAAATAGAATTTTGCATTACTAGATGAATTGCGTTATTGTAATGATCACGTTCTTCATCAGAAATTGTATCGATTTCAATTTGAGATTCAAGATATTCTTGAATATCGAAATCATCTTCAAACCATTTATTACCTTCATCATCAGTGATGGTATCTAAATAGTGCATAAATTGAACCAATGTAATAAATCCATCAGGATCACATGGTTTTGTTGTCCAGGACGAGATTAGAGATTTTTCGAAATCAATGATATCGGCATTCTCAATGATGTATTCCCGTACTGCAGTTTGCCCAATAGCAAACTTAAATGTTTTTTCTTGATCATACCCATCTACAAAGAAGATGAATAATGTATAAGGTCTTTCCTCTGGATCAACCTTAATCTTACCTGTTTCATCAGGGAACATCGCTAATTTTAGCGGTTGTTCAAAAATATTTCCGTTGTCGATTGTTTGGTTTATGTTTGTCATAACACAATACCTCCTTAAATAAAAATAATCTTGTAGAGTCATATACCCTACAAGATTATAATATATTATTTAGAGGAATTTTGGTTTAGGTTTTATATATACAAGATAGTCTGAGAATCTAGTTATACCAGTGTATATAAGATTACTCATTATATCTCTATGTAAAAACTCTTCCATAAAAATACCATGATGGTATTGTGACCCTTGAGAAAGATGAGTAGTGATAGCGTAAGCTAATTCAAACTTATCAGCTCTATTATATGGATTTCTCTTAAGAGCTTCACGTGCTTCAAATGGGGCACGATAATATTCTAAGTCTATATCCAATTGATGAAATAAGTTATTACCATCATCTAAGAAATCAATAGTCATTAATTTCATATTATCTTTGATAGAAGTTATATCGGGATAATTTCTGACTACGCCACGAAGACCATTAACTAAGTTAATACCATTAGATTCAATACTCCAATTATTCTTTCTACAGATTAATGGTTCATTGAAAGTAGGATATTGGGTCTTGATCTTTAAAATATCTTCTCTAATATACTTATTGATTATTTCTCTAGTCTTATTTTTACAGCATAGAATAATATCAGATTGAAGTGACAACTTATCAGTCAATTCATCTTCTGGTATCACGACTGCATTATTATAGAATCCATATTGGATTGGTAAACCCTTAATAGCTCTATCTGCAAGATATACAATCCCAGATTCTTCAGCTTGACGCATTATCTGAGTAAGTCTATGCACTTTACCAGATACTAAATATCCAGGATCATCCCCTACAGGCGGTAATTGATTTAAATCGCCGCATGCTATAATTTTTATACCAAAAGATTCTATATCTTTAACCATACTCCTAGGAGTCATTGATGCTTCATCAATGATGATTAGTTTCTTATCTGGAATGTATTCCCTTTTAACCCATTTCAATCTAGTCTTAGGTTTATTGAAATACTCATCCATTACAGGCTTTCCATTATCGCCATATAAGATATCTTCAACTGGTTCATAAATAGAGGAGTGAATTGTCTTAGCATTGGTCATCCCTCTATTACGCATAACAATAGCGGCAGTACCAGTATAACTCATAGGCATTATATTTTCTAATGGAATATTAAGACGTCGTACTATCTCATTTAGTACGACTGTTTTTCCTGTGCCAGCGGCACCAGTATATTGGAATACTAACTCAGAAGAATTATTAAACCAATCTACTGCCGCATCGACTACTGCTTGCTGACCAGGATTTAATTTGAATCTCATTTCTTAGCACGCCCTTTACGTTTAGGCATTTCTACTGGTGGCGGATAGTCTAAATACGAATAATCAATATTAGCTACCCCAAATAATAAGAAATCAATGATCTCCATATATTGAAGAGATGGATTATAATATTCACGAGTACTATAAGAAGTGCCATCAGACAATAACGCAGTTAATCTGCTTTTAGAATTCATTGTCTTACCAAATACTTTATAGTAGCTTGCTAAATATATACTGTCTTTAAAGTTATCAATGAATACATCAAAGATAAACTTCATGACATTCTTGTTATATAATGGATCAAACATGATCCAGTCATTGAATAGGCTATTATAGCAATCTAATGGGAATCTTAGAAATTTGCCTTTATAATCTAATACTATTAGATCTCCATTATCATCTTCTAAACACATATTTCCAGTGTGAAGATCTTTCTGGAGACCGACTTTACTACAAAGGGATAATACGAAACCATTTACGTACTCATCCCAGTTACAAATCATTGCAGGTTGTAGCATATTCATATATTCTCCTTACCCAAAAACATTAAAGTACTATACTTTTATATTTTCGAGGTGACTTAATATGGATGATAAATATAATTCCGATTCAGGATTAGGTTTCACTGAAGTCGGCATTCTAACTTCTGTATGTAACAAATATGAGCCAGGATATCAGACGTTTTATGTGCAAGCACTTAATCCGATGAATATGAAATCTCCTATTAAGACTACATCTAAAGTTAGAAATCCAAATATCATAAATAAAAACAAACTTACAACTGGCAGTGTACAAACAGGATCTAATATCCTAATTGAAATGCCAAAAGAAGTTGTTAGAAATTTTCCAACGAAATACATTCCTCCTGGAACTAGATTTACTATATCTTTCCTAGGTGGTGATATTAATAAACCAGTAGTTGTAGGGAGAGATTACGATGGCTATAATGAAAACAATAAATAGCATTCAGCAATTTATTAGTAATAAACCAACCATTGGAACTGATTATCAGAATATGTCTCTCGTAGAAGAACGAGGTAATATCCAATTCCCAGTGGTTAATCTTATCACTGATGACTATTTTGATGAATTCAAGAAAGCTTCAGTTAGAGTAGAACTAACTGAAGATGAAATATTGAAGTATAAATATAGACCTAAGCTATTATCTTATGATATATATGATAATGCTGAACTATATTATATCATACTTCGATTAAATGATTTATATAATGTAAAGGACTTCAATCTTGGTAAGAAATATCTATATCTTATTCCAAAAGCTAAGCTTAAAGAATATTTATCAGATGTTTATACTCAAGAGAATGCCAATGCTAAAACTTTTAATGATAATCATAAAATTAAGCATTAAAATTAGGTCTAAGCTATTCAGTGGCTTAGACCTTTCTACCACTTAAATTCAAATGTATCATTAACAAAAGCTTTCGTATATAATTCATCATTTTCGAAAGCTTCTTGAACTACTACTCTTGGAGCTCCATCTTCTAATTGATTAGTTTTGTAGCTACGAATAGTATTCATTCCGTCTTTACTATTTTCTGGGTCAAACCCATTGATAACGTAAAGGTAATCTTGTTGATCTGGAGTCATTTCCCCATACATGAAGCCATTACCGATAACTATATCCTTAACATCGTTACGAGTTATGATTTTCTTACCATTGAGCTTCATATACTTATTAACTTCAGATGCAAATTCATTACTTACATTATAATTTTTAGCTATATCTTCTACTTTATCATTTGGCTTGGCTACATTAACAGATTCTGATAATTGCCCCCAACCACCACTATTAGTAGAAGTTTTAAGCTCATTAAGAGATGTTTTAAATAATGGCTCAGCTAGTTTAGTATCTTGCAATAATTCTAAAGGTCTTTCTTTAGAATAAGGTTGATAGAACCAAGGTGCTGATTGATTTTTAAAACGTTTCTTAGCATTAGATACACCAAGATATCTATTGCCATCTGCCCCAGTTTCTGGAACTATAATAAATGCCGAGTCAGCATTTTCTGTAATCAATGTAGATTCACCGATATTAGAACGACCAATCTTTCTTACTAGATCTGATTCATTTTTATATCGACCTTCATCAATTATCTTAGCCGCATCACGGTTCATTTGAGATGCAGTTATAACTGGAATATGCTTAGCTATTGCAAATTCTTTGAATTCATCAACAACTGCACCAAGTGCTACACGCATATCACCATTCATTAACTTGAAGTCTCGAGGTCTAATACGTTTAATATAGTCTTGTACTAAACAAATAACCTCTTTACCTTCGGATTGGAGCTGTTCATATAAAGTATACAGATAATCAGTATCTACAGAATTACTTGGCGCATATCTAAATGCAATATCTATAGGGCTATCATTTGTAACTTTCAAACCATGCTCTCTAAGTAATCTCATAATTTCTTTTTCACTACCAAATGAGCTAATATCTTCATCAGATACTAGAATGCTAAATGCACGTTCTAGAGTTTCTGTCAAAGTATTTTCCATTGTTAAGAAAAGAATACATGGACGTTTTGTTGGATCTTTAGTTATTACATCTTTATTATTAGCTTTAAGTTGTAAGGTTAAATTTAGCAAAGTACTAGATTTACCTTCACCCGGTAAGCCTAAATAAATATAACAACGATCACTTTCATAACCACCATTAAGAGATCTATTAAATGCTTCCATACCACATTTAAGTTTAGTAGACCCATTTACACTACGATTGTATAAATGAGTAATGGCCGCTTCATATTCTTCTTCGTCAGAAATTGATAAAGATTCTGAAACTCCACTAATACTAGCTGTTTCTTTGATCTTCCTGTTCACTTCTACAATCTGACGTTGAACTTTGTCAATAATTTTTACACGTTGAGCTTCATCCGCCATTGCAAAGTCTGCATAATCAGCATATACATTTGACATCATGGATTGAGTGTAAAAACTATTTCTATTTACATTGATATTACTTTCGATATATCCGATTTCATTAACGCTCAATGCATCATCAAGTTTAGACATTGGGAATAAATTCTCAGTATCTACACCATCTGTTGCGGCTTGAAGAAGTATATCTCTATTTTCATATCCTTTGAGTCGGGCCTCGACTAATTGAGAAAGAAACTTAAATGTATTTTTTTCTCTAGTCTGCTCAACACTGTAGTTTTTATTCGGATCTACCATTGATAGTAGATCTCGTAAGTCAGTTAATACAGATCTATTTGATACGTGGATAGTTCTCATTATATACGTAGCATATAATACTAACGAAGATAATGGTAAATTGAATCCACTACCAATATCACTCTTGGCCATTTAAGCCCCTCACTTCATCACCATAACAAATTATTCTTTTAAAAGATCGATTAATTCTTGTGGAGTAATATAAGTATAACCTTTATTATCATTTATATATCTACTTAGAATATCAAACTCAGTTAAGCTCTTGTCTGTAATGTAGTCATATTCTTTACATTGCTCAAGAACTTCTTGAGATTGACGTCTGATAATATCATTCTTATAATCGCACTTAATTGCTATATTAGGATTATTCCGATAGAATGATTTTAGAATATTTATATTCTCATGCTCTAGTGTAAATTCCATTCGGATATTATCTACACCTTCAGCTTGCCGTTGCCTTATAAACTCAATAATCTTTTGAGGATCATCTTTAATCATCTCATCAAAATTTATTGTATCATATTTAT